AATAGCCAACTTCAGCATATGGTGTAAACTGACCAATAGTATGTGCTACACCAACGTATGGGCTTGCAACAAGTGTACGAGTGTCAGTTGTGTAGCTGTCACCGAATGTAAACTCTGCACTTGCGCCTGCATATACAGGACCAACAACTTCAACTTCTTTACCTACTTTAATTGCGTAGTCGTCAGTTGAACCATCACGGCTCCAAGTACCAGTCACATCAACTGGACCAACTGTAGTGCCTACGGCAAATTCAGTTGCGCCTGTCTCAGGTGCTTTAACACTGACAGAGAACGCTTCGGATTGAGCAGTCAACTTAACTGCTGTATTATCAAAGTCACCGGCTGTTGCGGCTGTACTAATCATCGCCGCTGCGGCAACCATCATAATTTTTTTCATTTTGTTTCCTTTTAAAAGTGTGTCTGTTTTGACAATTTACTTATACTCTCAGTGTTTCTACTAAGACAAAAGTGGTTAGTGAAAAAGAGAGCAGCCTAAGCTGCCCTCTCTTGATTTTACTTTTCTGCAGGATAGTAGTAAGGACGATAAGCGTAGTCATTACCGCTAAACATATTTTGCATGTTGCTTTCGCCGTCTGCATCAAAGTTGCCTTTGGTGTTTGCACTTGCTGAGAAGTTCATACTAAACGTAGCAACACCTCTGCCTTCTGCATTGCCATTCATCTGTGCATTTGCGCCGCCACTGTGATTACCGTTAGTGTCGTCCATAAATGCGTGAGCAGGGCCAAATGTGAATAGTACTGTGCTGATTGCGATTGTTGCGTATGCGATTAAAGTTTTCATTTTGTTTCTCCTATGTAATGAAATTATAGCCACAAAAAAAGGCGACCTGTGTCAGCCTTTTTTGCATCGCTAACTGGGTCGCCTTCTTATTGTGTTTACTATTATACATCTATTTAGTAAGTTAGCAAGTACTAATACACTAATGTTGTCCAAAGAAAGATACCCCGTGTCCAAAGAAAGAAGTCAAAAGAAAAGCACCCGAAGGTGCCTTTCCTGCTATGTTTGGTAACAAGGTCTAACTACCTCGTAGCTGCCCTTAGGCTGCTAATGCTATATTTGCTTCTGCAATTATAAAGTTTGTTCGCGGTACGGCGCTTACATCCCGGTAACTCCACTCTTCTATCCTGCCTGTCGATCCTGATCAGCCCCATCAAAAAAATACTAAACTAACTGTTCCAATAAGCATAAGTATGCCTGCTATGGGCAGTAGTATGCGCTGTAACTTTAAGTAAGTTGTATTACTCACAGTAGTATCCTTTTGGTGGAGCTGCCGGGAATCGCACCCGGGTCCAGTTCAGTCGTCAAATCGCTTCAACATTACAATACTATTTATACACTGGTATTAAGTGTTTGTCAAGAGAAAAGGGCCCTAAGGCCCTAATCTTTTTAGTTTACTTTACGTTAACAAACGGTACTGCTGCTCCAGGAACCATTGTGGTTGGCAATACACCATTCCAACGTTCTGCACTAACAAGTTGGATCAATGTAGGATTGTCTCGAAGTGCTCGTCCTCGTGCATTGATTGCTTCTGCTTCTGCATTACCTGTCAATGTAATTGCTGTTGCTTCAGCTGTAGCTTGTGCAACTCGAGCATCAGCATCAGCTTGTGCTTGGATCACTTTGATCTCAGCTTGCACCTTCTCACGCTCTGCGTTTTGTTGAATCTTTTGAACTTCGACTTCTGCAAGCATACGCTGTTCGATCGAGTTTTCATATGCATCTGAGAAGTCAATGTTTTCAATCTGTACTGATTCAATAATGATTGGACCTTGTACAGCATTTTGAATTGCCATCTGTACATCTGCTACAAGACGAGCACGTTCTTGAATCGCTGTTACAGCATTAAACTGACCAAACACGTTCTTGGTTTGATCAAATACTTTACGATCAAGTACTCGACTGCGCAGGTTTTCAACACTGCCGTAGTTTTCGTATACATTCAACACTTGGTCTGCTGGTACACGATAGTTAACACTAACATTAAGTCCTGCTGTTTGCTGGTCTCGGCTGTAAGCCATTACATTTTCATACAAGTTTGCTCGTGTACGGATATCAATGTCGACTACTGTGTCAACAATAGGTAGCTTAAATCCTAGACCTGGATCTGCTGTACCAGTGATAGCACCGTTACGTAGAATAACTCCACGTTCACCTTGGTCAACTGTGTACCAAGAACCTCCAAGCACAGTTAGGCCGATTAGACCTGCAACTACTGCTCCACCGATAGTAAATCCTGTTCGCATCATTTTCTTTCTTTCCATATATTGACGATATTCGTCCATGTCGTTTTCGTATTGATATTGACTTGTATAATCTGCTTGATTAGGGCGTTTCATTTACGCTTGCCTTTGCTAATAGTGACATTGTTAAGCAGATAATACGCACCTGCACCAATTACTGCACCTACAACTAACAATCCGATTATTGCTAATGGCATCATTGTATTGTTCCTTTACGTTGCTGCAACACTACTATAACACATTACATATGGATGTCAAGTTCTTTTTCTTCTTTAGACTTTTCTTTTTCTTCTTCTGGTCGAATTGGTTCTAGCCATGTGTCAGCAATGTATGCCTTGGGGCTTGGACCGAATTGGATTTCAATATCATTGCCTTCAATCCACCAAAAGTGATCATGCACAAGACAAGTACAAGTAAGCCCATATGCTTCGAACTGCTCGCCTTCTTTGAACTTACCAATATACTCTACTACTTTTACAATGCGACCAATATTCTCTGGACGTACTGAATAGATAATACGAGCAATATCACCTGGTTTACATCTCATCTAAATAATCATCCTTATATTTAGGTTTCTTTTTAAGAGGCTTTAACTCTTTTTCAATTTCTTCTTCGTACTTCTTATTTGACCAAGCCTTAGGCTTCTGCGGTGTTTTTACGTGCTTCATACTTCATTACCATTGCACTAACATCTTCTACTTTACAAAGCCAACCGCCTTCGTTTACGATAAACACATCGCCTGGTCTATACAATGCGTAACCTTTGTCGCTACCGTCTTTGTTCTTGCCCATAACTTCACCTGGCCAGTCGCCTTCTACGCAAAAGTTCTCTCCAGCTTGTGATATATTATATCCTGCCCACATCATACTAGTTCTACCTTTTTTGCTTTTGAAAACTTTAGTGCAAATAATGTTGCATGTCTATCGTCTTCTATATCTACGTACACATCACATCTCTTATAAATGTCACCGGGCAATGATTGACTGTTACTTCGGAGTATTACAATTGTGTGTGATTGAATTTCTTCAAATAGTTCTTCACCGAGTTCTCTACGTATCCAGCGCTGTTCCATTTTATCCTTGTGAGACCATTTCATCTCACATGATCCTAGATAGAATCTCATTACCAAAGTCCTAAATTGCGGCCATTACCGACAATAATAAACAGACAGGTTACAACATTTATTACAACCCAAAAGGTTCTAATTATTGCAACTCTGTCTGCTTTTTTGTTGTCTTCGTATGCTTTCGTACCAATGGCTTTACACCAGTATTCCCACATACTCATCCTTTACATTGCGTTCTTTTTCTCGATGATTTCTTTGCGGCGCTCTTTGGTAAGTTTGCCTAGATCACCTAGTGCTGTACGTGCGCGAGTAGCTGCTGCTTTCACGCCTTTTTCCTCGAATGAAGCATGCTCTTTCAAGTAGTTGTTAAATGCCAATACGATTTCTTCGTGAGTTGGTTGTGTCATTATTTTTCTCCTGTAATGATATTATATATTTCTTTCCAGTTAGTTACCTTGGTAATACCGGTCCGAAGTGTTTCGTTCATGTTAAATCCATGTTCGATTAAGATTGGCTTTAGACCTAAGTCTAGTCCACATTCTGCATTTTCTAGTTTGTCTTCAATCCAGTATAGTCCTGAATCTTTGTAAGGCGCAAGTGCTTCATCCTTTGGAGCACCGGTGTCTAAACAAACTAATTCTTCAAATGCTGTTTTTCCAAACAGCTTTTCCAAATTCATTTGACGCAATTTCTTTGCGTTTGGGTCTAAGCTCATACTGGTAATGCAACGGAACACATATCCGTGTTCTTCATGTAGTCGCTTAACATAGTACATTGCATCACGTAGTGCAGGGAGAAATCCCATTGCTGCACTTTCGTTAAAGATTTTAACCTGCTGCCATGCTTGGCTTGGAGTAATATTAAAACGCTCACTCATGTTGTAGAGTAAATTGCCTCCTTCTACTTGAGTATGACCGTGTTGTTCCATCCAACACGTAAACGCATATTCCCAATTAAGGATAACGCCGTCTGCATCCGTAAGTATTACTTTATCATTGTATTTCATTTAAATGCCTTTTCTATTTGCCTTATTACTTGTATAGTATAAGCTGAAAAAAGCAAATTGTCAACCTATTTACACACTATATCCGTATTGTCTTAGTATAGGTTTGTATTGTTCATATTGACTAGCAGCAGAACTATTTGGCCCCCATTGTCTTTTTGGACCAATATCAACGTGCATAAAACTATTATAACATCCGATTCCAGTAAAACCTGCTTGTATTGCTTTTTCAATAAATGCAATTCTACCAGTCAGATCGTCAGCTGGCCACTGAATGTCTAAAGCCTTCTTTTGAACATGCATGCTATTTCTAGCACCACCGATACTAGCATTATACTCAGGTGTTCTATATGCACTGTTGATACGTAAAGGTTTACCTACTGCTCTAGCTAGTGCAACTGCTTTGTTAAATGTTTCATCTAGTACAGCTGAATTAACGTGCGATTGAAATTCTAGCCATTCGCTTGCAGGACGATTAGGATCAAACGGTGCATCACCAGCAGCATCAGATCCTGGTGCAGGTATTGCATCAGTTGAACCATCTATAGGATTGATTCCACCTGGCGAACCTGCTCCAAACTGTTCAAGTGCTTCGTTAAGATCTGGATCTCGCCCAGCAGCTAATTCTGCTGCTCTAGCTTCGATAATTCCTCTAGCAGTTGCATCATCAATACCTACGACATCTTCGAGTCCAAGTGCGGCTGCAATACTTCCGCCGAGTGTAGGGCCGCCATTAGCAAATACATTATCGCTACCTGTAGCAGATATATCGCCGCCGCTGTCTTGATCACCTACTCTATGTACTTTTGGCATTTATCTCTCCATCTTTATTGAGCGTTAGTAGCAGGAGTCGGAGTACTTCCGGACGCTGCTGCTGCACGTTGTTGTTCTTCTGTTAAAGGAATAATTTCGCCTGTTATTGGATTAATTAGATCAGCATTTGGATTTGAATTCGGCAATGCAGTTTGTCCTTCTGGTCTTGGAGCAGGCCAGCGCTTTCTAGTTGCCGTTGGATTAATAGCATCAGCACTTGGCGGTGATCCCGGCTTCGGTGCGTTAGACGAAAGGTCATGATAACCTATTTGAGCACCCAATGCATATTGTACAACTTGCGGTACTGATCCGCGCAAGCCGTCATCTGGTCCTGCTGTTGCGTCTGCTTCCCAATAATACAATCCGTTTACACGAATTAATACTTTGGTACTGTCAACATCTTGTCCTAACGCTGCAAGTATTGCTTTTCTGTCTGCTACCGGATCTACATTTCCGTCATCACCAGTTACTGCTGTGGCACTGCCGCCACCGCCGTTTACACCGGTGCCGCTTGCAATTGTTTGACGAACTGTTTCTGCATTTCCTGCACCCTGGTCGCTCATGCTTAAAGCAAGTACAGCTTTTTGAAAATCATTCATTACTGAATTAATTGTTACACCTACATTAGGATCTTCAATTCGGCGGCGCAATAATCTTACATCATCTCTAATTCCAGTTAGAGCTACAATTATTCTATTAAGTTCTGCGGTATAGTCAACATGATTAAAATCAGCCATTATGTATTTGCCCTCGGTGCCATAAGCTCTTTCATATAATCAGGTGCTCCTGCATATGCTGCTGATGAACTGCCCCACGTTCTATTTGAAGTGATGCCAGTAATTTTTCCTGCTTGTTGTCCTAACCATGCAATGTCAACGTGTATTCCTGTGTCGCCCATATAGCCATTACCTTGACCAACTGACGTTGCTCCTGCATCTCTGCACTCGCGCATAAACTTAATCATGATGGCAAGATCTTCTGAATTATTACTGCTAAGTTTGCGTCCGCCAAAGTCTGGAACATACAATGCAACGTCAGCTGCATATCCGCGATCGTGTCTATTTGAGCCTGTTCTATTACGTCCGTCAACACCGCCTTCGCTTTTAGGAACTTGGCCGCCACTGTTAATAAGTACATCTACTCCTGCGGCTGCGGCTGCGGTTTGAAGAATGTCCATTAATTGCTGCTGAATCGGTAAGTCACGTTTAGCGCCTGTGTTGTTATATCTAACATTACCTGTAGCTGTTCCCGGAGCTTCAACAATATCTGCAAGACTTGCACTGTTAGTTGCAATTACTTCACCTGTTGATGTAGTAATTGTTGCTGCTGTATTTCCTGCGTATCCAGGCGCAAGTGGAGCACCGCCACCTATCATTCCGCTTCCGCCGCGCAATGATTGATAATTTGCAGCACTAGTATTTCCAAAGTCAGTTGGTGAAGCAAGTTCAGCATTAATGACTGACAATCCTTCAGGACCTAAGTTTGCAATTAATGCTGCTTGTGCTGCAATGTTTGCAGGGTTGTTAGAAATACTATCTGCTTTTCTAACATGCATACCTTTTGATTCGTCGTCAGCTCTATCAGTAACGATACGCAAATCTGCTTGAATATCTTCAAACAAACTTGCTATTTCTGCAAACGCAGCTTTATAACCTACATCATAATGTACGTGTGTGTCACCAGTTAAGTCTTCTGGTGCTGTTTCTGTAGTTGGTGTAGACGCTACTGTGTTTGCCATTTAAATATTATACCAATTGAATTCCACTAGTTTGTGCAATGTATTGTTTTCCAATTTCGTTTTCGGTTTTTGCAATACAACTTACACTATTAATATTTAACTTAAATTTGCCATCAGGTGATACTGAGAACATAAATGGTGCTAGTCCTAGACCTTTTTCGTTTGCAATAAGAACCATTGGTTTAAGAATAGTATAACCAGATGAATCTTCTGATTCTAATCGTCCTAGAATTTCTTCGCCCGAACTTAACTTAAATGATACTGTATCGTTTACTTTGTATGGTGTTTCAATTAACATTATAATGTGTGTCCTGTTCCGGTGTATCCGGTTTCTTCTAAATATGTACCTAGCTTGTCAAAGCCGCCAATTTTGTTGCTGCCTACAATAATCTGTGGGAACGTTCGTGCTCCAGGGAACATTTCTAGTACTTCTTCACGAGTAAAGTCTACATCAAGTTGTTTGTATGTATATTTTAAACCTCGAGATTCGCACATACGTTTTGCTGCCTCACAATGAGGGCACTGTGGCTTGCCGTATATTTCAATCATAAACTAAACCCTTTTAAACTTTCTGTGTTAACGTCTTGCTTGATGCCGCCGATAATATAAGATTCTACTTCTGTTTCCTGTGGAGCAACCTGCAAGCCTGAACTTGACAACCAATGTGTAGTCCAAGGTAGCGGGTTAGTGTTAACTGGCTGGTCAAAGATAGCAGTTAAGTTAAGTGCTTTCAAACGACGATTAGCAATATACTCTACATACTGATTAAGTAGGGTAGTGTTAAGACCAATCATGCTTCCGTCTTTAAACAAATAAGCTGCCCAATCCTTTTCCTCTAGAACACATTCACGCCATAGTGCATATACATCTTCTTCGCACTCTTTAGCAATCGCGGCCATCTCTGGATCGTCTTTGCCTTGTGCCCACAACTTCAATACGTGTGTGCTGAGTGCTAGGTGTTGTGCTTCATCACGAGCAATCAATGAAATAATCTTTGCAGATCCTTCCATTAGTTTTAACTCGCCAAAGCCAAATGTACATGCAAAACTTACATAGAAACGCAGGCCTTCTAGAATATTAACAGTCATCATTGCCATATACAATTTTTTCTTAACATCACGCATATCGCCTTCACCACGGTGGGTATACGCATCAGCGGCTTCCGTAAAGGCATCGTAATGTTTAGTAACTGAAGTTGCACGAGCAATGATCTTTTCGTCATCTAGAATAGTATCAAATACTTCTGACGGGTCAGCATATACGTTCTTCATAATATGCGTATAGCTACGTGAATGGATTGTTTCAAAGAAGTCCCAAGTAACAATACATCCCTCTAGTTCAGGAAGTGATACGTGTGGCAAGAATGCCAGGCACGGACCACGACCTTGGACACTGTCAAGAAGTGTTTGATATTTTAGATTGGAAGTGAAGATGTGCTTTTGCTCTGGACGGAAGTTTTGAAAGTCTGCACGATCTTTCTGCAGACTAACTTCTTCAGGGCGCCAAAAGTAACCAAGCATAGTTTGATTTAGCTTATCAAACACAGGGAAACGAAAAGTATCGTAACGCTGTGTATTCATATCTGCTCCGAAGAACATATTTTGTTTTGTAAAGTCAACCTTGTCTTGGTTAAAAATTGTTTTCGCCATCTTCTTAAATCCTATATCTGTGTGCGTATATTATTAAGTATACGTTCTTGTATGTTGCCTGTCAACCTTAAATTGCGCACGCCTCGCAAAGCTCATCATCGTCTGAAACAGCACTAGGCTGTAGTTCGACTTGCTTAGTGTCCTCTTCAATATCACTTGGATCAGTTTTGTAATCGTAAGTATTTTGATAGTAACTAGTTTTCCAACCCATTTTATAAGTTGTCAATAGGTCTTGAATCATTTGACTCATTGGAACTTCATTGTTCTCGTAGTGAGTAGGATTGTAACTCCAGTTACCGCTGATTGCTTGGTCAAAGAACTTTTGCATTACTGCTACTGTGTTGATGTAACCTGTGTTGTTAGGCATATCCCACAATAATGTATAGTAGTTTTTTAGAGTCTGATACTGTGGAACAATCTGCTTAAGAGGCCCTTTTTTGGACTTCTTAACGGACAAGTAGCCTCTAGGTGGCTCAATTCCATTTGTTGCGTTCGACACAACGGAACTGCTCTCCGATGGCATTTGTGCGGACAATGTCGAGTGTCGTAGTCCGTGTTGCTTAATGTCAGCACGTAAGCTATCCCAATCATAATTTAACTTGTTCTCCACAATAGTATCTACATCCTTCTTGTATGTGTCAATTGGGAGGATACCGTCTGCGTATTTAGTACGGTTAAAGTACTCACATGCGCCGCGCTCTTGTGCGAGTTTGTTTGATGCTTTGAGCAAGTAGTATTGGAATGCTTCTGACAGATCGTGTACTAATTTCCATGCTTCTTGGTCTGCATAACTTGCTTTATTCTTAGCAAGATAATGAGCAAGACCTACGTATCCAATACCTAAACTACGACGAGCCTTTGTAGACTTTTCAGCAGCTAAGATCGGGTAACGTTGATAGTCAATAATTTCTTCTAGCGCACGAACAGCAAGTTCACATAGTTCTTCTAGCTCATCTAATGAACGTAAAATGCCTACGTTAATTGCACTAAGAATACACAATGCAATTTCACCATCTGGATCATCAATGTGATTCAATGGCTTAGTTGGCAATGTAATCTCTTGGCACAAGTTACTCATGTAAACAGTGTCTTTGAAGCTGCTGTGAGTGTTGCAATGGTCTACGTTCATAATGTAGATACGTCCTGTTTCTGCACGTTCTTTAATTAGTGCAGAGAACAACTCCATTGCAGGAATCTTTTTCTTCTTGATGCTAGTAGCACGTTCGTATTTTTCGTATAGCTCTTGGAACACTGCTGGTTCGCCAAAGTATGCTTCATACAAACCTGGAACATCATGTGGTGAGAAAAGAGTAATATCGCCGCCGCTTAGTAGTCTTTCGTACATAGTTTTATTCAACTGAATACTGTAGTCTAGCTTGCGTACACGATTGTCTTCTGTACCTTTGTTGTTCTTTAGCACAAGGATGTCTTCAATCTCTTGATGCCAGAACGGGAAGTGTGTTGTAGCCGAGCCTCCACGCACACCGTTTTGTGTACAACAACGCACAGTTGCTTCGAACTTCTTTAGGAACGGAACAATGCCAGTGTGTGCTACTTCGCCGCCTCTAATACGCGAGTTTACTCCTCGGATGCGTCCTGCGTTGATGCCGATTCCTGCTCTTTGTGCAGTGTAGCGGCCAATTGACATATCACTTGCGAAGATACTATCAAGGGTATCGTCGCTGTCAACAAGGACACACGAAGCAAACTGTCTAACAGGTGTACGGACACCGGCCATGACTGGTGTTGGGATATTGACTTTAAAAAGTGAGGTCGCATCGTAATATCTCCTTACATAATGCATACGATCTTCTGCAGGATAATTTGCAAATAGTGTTGCTGCAATCATCATGTACATAAACTGCGGAGTTTCAAAGATTTCTTCAGAGGAACGATCTTGAACAAGATACTTGTCAACTACTTGACGCAGTCCTGCATAGGTAAAGTTTTCATCGCGCTTGTGATGGATATAGGAATTGAGCTTTTCAATTTCTTCGCTGGTATATTTTTCTAAAATCTCAGGATCGTATATACCACGTGCAATGTTAGCATTAATAATTTCTTCGAAACTAACAGCTTCATACGATCCAAATACTTGCTTGTACAATCCGTAGCTCAGTAGACGTGCAGCCGCGAATTGATAGTTTGGAGAGTCTAGACTAATAAGATCATTTGCACTTCTAACTAAAATTTCTTGAATTTCCTGAGTAGTCATTCCATCATAAAACTGCAAATTTGCGTTCATTTCAATCTGGCTGCTACTTACGCCTGCTAGTCCTTTGCAGGCTTCCTCAACAACAAAATGTATTTTGTCAATGTTAAGGTGTTCTTTTGTACCGTCACGTTTGACGATCATTGTTCCATTTGACATTCGTGTTCCTCTTATATTATTGAATATTTAGTTTAGTGGTTGCATCAGATACTTGGTTTGCGAACGTAAATTTTTTGGTATTTGATTCTTATGTACATATGTATCTTCTTCAAATCCTATAACTCTATCGCCTACGAACAACAAGTATAAGACATTGTTATTTGCATCTAGTGTAATATGTATCTCAAAATCATGGTGTGATAAACAGTCTGTTAACTGTAAGGTGTAACAAATTGCAAGAATCTTAACGAAGGGACAATAAATATTTTCTTCTAATAATTCCCAAGGAGTTGGCCATCTGTCTTTGTCATACGGATCTGTTTGCATCGTGACAGTTGGCACCAGACTGTAATAGTCTAGTGTGGCTTGTATTGGGTCTTTTGCAGTTTCTAAGGAGTCGCGAAATTCTCGCCACTGCCGTAGTCGCTCTTCGAATTTTTTATTTGGCATCAGTCATTATGATTTTGATTTAACAGTATATACAAAGCTAGCATCATCGCTACTAGTTGAGTTTAACACCATTATGGCCACTGTGTCAACCACTGTATCGCCATTTTCATCATAATTTTGTGCTTTAAATTTTAAATTCTGTGCAAAGTTGCTGTCACCTGTATAATCATACTCGTCTGATAGATTGTATGTATTATTTGTTGGGTCAACTATTAATGTCATTGTTCCTGAGCGACTTGCATTAACTGCATTACTCTTATAAACGTAGTTAATTTCGTACCCTGTTCTTGTTGCAGCTGGAAGTTTGAAGAACTTCGCATATTCACCATAAGATGTTAGGTGCAATTCTTGAGAGTATCCTAAATCAATAATATTAGGTCCTGCAACTTCTGGAGTAAAAGGTATGTTTAGTAAATAATCTGGATTGTTGCCTAGTTCTTCCGAACGTTCGAACCAGTCGTTTTCGCTCAGGTTGCCTGTTGAAGCAAAGTCAATTACTGCATGCTGTGTAATAGCAGACAACGGAGTTCCGCCTTCGTACCCAACTGCTTTGTATTTGTTATTGCGACTTGTATTACCTGTACCTGCCCAAACTCTAAAACCATTAATTCTAATATCGTCAAATAGTGAGTTAGAGATGCTATTGTTGATCGGGCCAGTTAACATTCCACTAGTACCTAGCACAGTATTTTCACCAAATGCAACACCATGGGATAGTGTAGTAAATTTACAATTTTCCCAGTCGTTATCTATAATGTCATTGTCTGATCTAATAGCTGTTGAATAATTAGAAATAGTAACATTATTAAACTTATTTGAATGACAGGTAACTGCTGTGCTATAACTATTAAGTTCTATAGCATTATCAAGTACTGCTGGAGTTGTTTCGAATGTCCAGGTACCTACAAGTTTTAGATCTCTAAATACACTAGATGCACAACTTTGCAATAGCAATGCTTGTCTTGCTGCTCGTGTATCGATTGTTAATCCTGAAATTTCTATATTTTGAGATTGGTTAATAGTGTCAATACCAACGTTAGTATAATTGCCTATTGTACTTAACCCGCTTACTGTTTCGAATGCAGGCAACGCTGCTGTTTGTCTAATGATAGTTTTATCTATGCCGGCACCGCGCAGTGTTACAAACGGTGGCAAATATATTGTATTGCTAATTACATAGACACCTGGTTCCAGTATTAGTATTACTCTGCTTTGTTCAGTTAAATTTGCTGGGTTTAGATATAATTGATCGATTGCTCGTTGTAATTCTAATGTTTGATCATTGCCGTTGCCTGTTGCACCGAACGAACGAACACTTACTATATCATCAAGCCTCTCTTGTAATGATCTTTTAATTGGATCGTTTGGAGTTGGTCCAGTAGTAACGTATAGCTGATCGCTTTTATAAGAGTAACTGTCGGCATATTGAAACAAGTCAGTATGCTCACTAAGTAATAATGTATTACCTACGTAAGGAGCACCTTCAGCAACACTGCCGTTGCCTACATATAACTCTTGTGAATCAACAGCCCAGCCCAACTCACCGCTTGCTAATTGAGGTAAGCCTGAGCCTTGATTTTTACGACCTCTACGGATCTGAATTCTTGAAATTGATACGACTGCCACGTAATTCTCCTAAACGGTATATTAAACATATTTATCGTTTAGGAGAAGTGTTTTAGGCTAGCTGTTCGTAGTATTGATACACTCTGTTATACCACTCGTTTCGCCACTCGTCGTATTCATGTGGCCAAAGATCAAACTGCTGATAAGTTTCTCCACCTAGCACCATTGGATCATCGCCACGGCTGCACATAAACACATGTCCTTCACGAATGTCTGTACCGTATACAGCATTGTGTGCTTCAGCATATGCAACTAACTGCAAGTAATAGTCCTGTACCCATTCAAGTTTCTTAGGCTTGTTAGTCTGTTTAAAGTCCATAATACAAGGTTGACCTTTGTACTGTCCTACTAAGTCAGTAGTGCCTGCGTACATTTGCGGTACGTAAAGAGCAACTTCACTGCCCCAAATTTCATCAACATCAGCTAGTGCTTGATTTCGAATTTCTTCAGCCATTCGATGTGCTTTGATTGCAAACGGATTACTGCCAGGAGTAGGCCATTCACCAAACTCGATATAGTCTTCAAGATACTTGTGCATCCTAGTGCCTACACCAGCAGCTTCGGTTGTAATTTCACGGGCTTTAGTTTCGCCTACACGTTTGCGCCAAGCAATAAGATGCGTTTTATCTTTAGTTGCATCTAAGATGGTTGTAACACTTGCTACAGCATTTCCGTCAGGAGTAGCATATAATCGCTTACCATTGACTTCTTTGCGTGAAAGCGGAGTATAATCAAACTTATTAATTATCAGACTCATCGCGTACCTCCCTGATTGGGATAATGTTTTCTGCTTCCCATGCTTCTTGACCGAAAGGATCATTGTTCATAAAATAAGGACTAACTTCTGAAAAAGGATCATCGAATCCTTGTACGCTTGTTACTTCTGGAACTAAATTGAGCATCATGTTTTCGATACCGTATTTTAAAGTTTCTGTAGATCCGGCGCAGCCTGAGCATGCGCCGCTCATCTCTAATGTAAGTACGCCGTCTGCAAAGTCATTATAGTTAACTTGGCCCCCATGCTGTGCTACTGCGGGTGCAACATACTCGTTAAGCACTTCTACAATGTGCTTTACAATATCTTCGTGTGTACGTTCGGTCATAAAAAAACTCCTATTAGTGTTTATAATAACATCTAATAGGAGCGCTGTCAAGTATTAATTTTAAAGTTTTGCACCTACATCAGTTGCACTTTTTGCCATATTACTTACTGCATTTGCATCTGCGGCGGTAGCTGCGGCGCCGTCTGTTGCTGCGGCATCTACATCGTCCATTTCACTTTGTTTAAGTTCGATCTTTTCTTTATCAAAGTTAGTAACTAATGCTTTTAGTCTAGGATCAGAATCATATGCTGCTTTAAATACATCAAAAGTAAATTGTCCTTTACCCTGGTTCTGCATGTATTTGTCTAGCTTCTTCATAGATAAAGCGGCCACACCGGCCGCTTTTTGTTGTCTTAAAAGAGTAAAGATAGTTTCAGAATCTATTGATTCGATTACTTTAGCTTTTTTTTTGAGTGCTGTACAGATTCACGCTTTTCACGACCAGCTTCTTCTTCTCCGCCAGTTGCAGGTTCAGCAGCAGCAAATTCGTCTTCAACAGGAACTTCTTCTGCAGGCATTTCGCCATCTACTGTTGGCTCCATTGCTGGCTCTTCTTCTGCACCCATTGTTTCAGGAGCAGCAGCACTTTCGCCTGTAATTAAACCAACACCGCCTGTTAGTGCAACACGAGTTGTTTCCATTGCTGCATATAGAGATTCAAGTGCTGGCTTAACTGCATTAACAAATGCTTCTGACTGTTCGCTGCCCATTTCATCACGGATAGCATCAGCTAATTCTAGCATTGATTCAGTTTGCATTTCAGCAGTGTCTTCCATCCAACCAGTTAAACGGTCAACCATATCTTTAGCTGCCATTACTAGCTCAGCTGCGTCTTCTGCACCTTCATTAACTTGCTCAATAGCTTCGTCAATTGCGTCTGTAATGTTTTCATTGCGCTCTGCAATTGCTGCGTTTAGAACATCAAGAAACAATTTATTCTTTTGATGCTTGCTACTTAGTGCAGAATCAAAGCTCTCTGTAGTTTCATTTTGACTTAATGTAGTACGTAGCTTATTACGAGCATCCTGAAGTTGCTCCGTAGTAAACTGATCTACATTGATCTTAGTGCCAAACTTTTTAGCTAGGCTTTCATTTAGTTTTGCTGCTGTTGCAGGCTTTGAAAATTCTCTGATGTTCATTATCAACTCTTCCTAATGGATATCTTATAATATATTTATCTTTAACAGTATATAAATCGGTCTAGATCTTTACGCAATTCAGCAGATTTTGCAATAGAAATATCTAACCGTATTCGTCTAATATCTTTTATATCGTTGTTTAAAGACTTTTTAATCATATGTTTGTAAAACAATGCATCATTATAATGCTTGCTTAATGTATTGTCAATTGATAATACTTTGTTTGTAATATCGTTGTTCAATGCTAAGTTTTTTGCGATAGCAACTGCTGTGCTTTTAAATTGTGTACGAGCCACTTGCTTGTTTTCTACACTGTTATATATAAGAAATCCTTTTGAGCTTTCTCTAATAACAAATTGTTTTATACGTATGCTTTTACCTTTAGCATAAGGAATTGCAGCATCTTCTAGTCCTCGATTAACGATCTCTTCTAGATCTTTAATTATAGATTCAGTTATCATTTTTTGCCACCATAACAATTCCATTTTGCATAACTTTACTTATAAGGCTCTTGCGAATTAATCCCGCGATAATGACTTGGTCGCGTTCTGGAAATGATGATAGTGGCGCGAGTCCGTTGAAAGTTTCCAAGAGGTTCTTTTCCTCATTGGTTGTGAATATTTCAAAACTTTTTAACAGCTCGTTAATTTTCATTATAGTTTTACTGTTACGTTATCGCCTGGCTTAATGCCTCGATCAACAGTACCTTTTGTTTTTGTATCTAGTGTTAAATTGCCGCGTTCGTCTTTTGCAATAGCACCCGGCTTCATCGGATCTTTAGGAACAGTTGTGCGTATCTTAGTTTTTGGATCAATAAGAGTTGTTTCTTTTTCGTCATCTTTTTCAATTTGTAAGACTTGGTTACCCATCTCACTAAGTATTTCACTCATTTTCATATTCTTTTTCCTTTTGACCCTTTGCGCTTCTTCGGGCGTAATGTTTTACTGCGTCCTATATTTAACGATTTTAAACGTATGCTTGATGGATTAGTTCTTTTAGTGCGAGAACTTTTAATACTTAATGCTTTGCCCTTTTTGCGCCTAGTAGTTTTGAGTGTCTGCGCTGCTCTAACATTTTTAGCTGCGGTACAGGTACTAGGTTTAGCAACAATACGACCTTTGCGAGATCCACTAGTGCAACGATATTTACGTACGGTTTTATTTCCACTTTTACCTAAAATGGTCATAACACCTTCATCTACGAATAACTCACGCAATAACATATTATCGCCTCTTAGTCTTATTCATAGCTTGCACTCGCTTGCTAGCTGGATTAATACGTTTTGTTTTTTTAGCCTTACGAGCTAATCTGTTACCTAATCTAGCTTTAGTTTTCTTTAACGTTTGACGCTTCTTAATATCAGGAGCAGCAAAGCATTGAGCCATTTTAGCAACGATACGATTTTTACGGCGCCCAGAACTACAGCGATACTTGCGTACCACTTTCTTTCCAGAACGTGCCCAAGTAAGGCCTTCTTCTAAATCTTGTTCTTGATTATATAACTCGCGTAATAACATATAGTTATTTATCGCGACATTACGGGTTCATTAATATAACGATAACGATGGATAATAAACTAGCAACGACTGTGCCAGCTGTGCCGATAAGCACTTTGGTAATTGACTTCTGTCCTTCAAGCATATCATCATGAATAGTGTCAATCTTTT